GTTGGTCCACTTTGCTTTGGCAATCCTTAAACTTCTGTCAGAGCCTTGAACTGTGATACGAACGCCTGAAGCGGTATCCGTAACTTCAACGGTAGTAATCTGAAAGACTCCCAGAGGCACTAATTCTTCGGTGCCATCTTGATATAAGACACCTCGATAGATTTTGATTTCTCGATTAAAAGGAAGCAGAACTGATGAGCGATTATTTGTTGGAACTAAAGTCCCATCTGCATCAACGAACTCAAGTGAGCATTGTCTCCGAACGGAGCGGCGACTATCTATCGTGACTTCTCCGCTAATTGGAGATGCTGTACTCAGAATTGTGCCTGTTGCAGCATCGTAAATCTCAACCTTGACCTTCGAGATATGAGACTTCCGAACTGACGAAAGGAAGGTGTCAGTTACGGGATACATTATGGAGCGCCTACCTCAAAATAATTGACCTTGGCGTTACGGATTAAGTTTCCGATTGGTCCAACTTCAGTCCATGTTCGGTCTACAAAGCGCACATATTTCTGGCGACCCAATGGGTCATGCACATGGAGAACTCCCTGGTAGGTAAGGACTGGATAAAGGTTGTCCCATTCTGTCTCACCTTGTGTGGTGAACTCATAAGAGCCGTCAATGCCATAAATGCTAGTAGCGATGATGACAGTCTTTGATGCTCCGAGAGGTTTGAATTGACCATAAGATTCAACAATTTGTGAATTTAATGGCTGTTGAACGCGTAACGAGCGCACTTTTAATTCTGGGTTTTCGATAGCAGTAAAAGACCAGATTCCAGGGTTTGTAATTTGAATTGGCTCTGTTGATACATAGCCTGATGAAAGAACAGCCATTAGATTTCAGCCCTCGCTTTCGCACGATAAGTTACGGTAGTGTCAAGAGGAACTTCATAATCATCAATCGTTGCAATCTGTGATGCAGATGCCGTTACTGGGCTGTTGCGAACTGCTGAATATGTAGTTCCAGAATCATCAGAGCGTTCAACTACGAATGAAAATGTACTGAATCCTCCGCGTGTCCAGACTGGGGTTTCACCAGCATGAAAAGCAACTTTGTCTACATAATGCGTTTCAGATGAACCAGCGCTTGCAATTTTCACAATAACTTGGGCATACGCCGCAGTCGCAGGAGCCGTTGCAGAAACATTGCACTCATTCCAAGCGCTTGTCGAATCATTTTCTGCTGTTCCGTAAGATGTGGATATAACCGCTCCAGCCGATGTAAGCCAGATAATTCCTACAGAGCAAGCGCGTGGCGTAGCCCCCGCTTTGAACTCAGCGGTAGCAGAAAACTTATTGTTAGGAGCAACTGTAAATTTTGTTGCGGTAGTTGTAGATGCAGTCATATCTCCAGCAGAACCAGAGAGAACCGCTAAGGATGCAACTCCACTTGAATACTGGGATGTACTGCGAGAGATGGAGCAGTTTGCAACTGCCGCCCATCCTGTCGTATCAGTTTCAAAAGAAGCCTGGTTTGCGGAAAGAGTATTTGTGCGACCAAAAATTGTGACTGTGACTGCCCCAGTATTTGAATCGTAAAACGCTGAGACCGTAGGAGTTGCAGGTGAATCAATAGATAAAGTGAATTGTGAATATGCCCAATCGCTGAAGTAATTGTTACCGTTAATCAACGAGGCAACTCGGACATAGGCTCTGTATGTAGTGCTATTGGCTAGGTCACCCTCAAGGGTTTGTCCGTTATTTGTAGATGTAATGATTCCAGTACCAATAGTAGGAGTGGATGTATCAGGGCTAAAACTTGCCCCGCCATAGGTAGTTGAGTCAAAAATTTTAATTTCGTAGGCTGCCTGTGGGCTTCCGTCTGAGAATACTGGAGTCCAGGTGACAGATGGAAATGATGTATTTGTAACTGTTCCACTAGGTGCTGTGACGGTAAGAGTTGGGCGAGGAGCGGTTACGACATCTACATATAACGCGTAAAGAGTAGTTCGATTGGTGGGGTTTGGTGGCAGAATACTTGAACCAGTTGCGCCATCAGTAAATTTAACTACTAAATTATCTAGGAGTGTCTGTGTCCAACTTGCACCATTAGGAGCCGCTGTTAATTTGATACCTAAATCAAATGTATTGGCAGCAGTAATTCCCTGTTTCGTGATAGGGATACTGTAACTTACGGCGCGACCATTGCGGTCTGTGATTACACCAATGCTGAACTGAGCAAGTGAATCTGCCGCAAGGGATGAAATACGAGCGCGAACATTTACAGATGTAATTGTTTCATCCGCAGATAAAGTCTGTGTGCCGAACTCAGCCTCGTAAGAGGCGGGTACCGTCAAATCTGTACGAAGTAAATATGTAGCATCAGTATCGTCTGCTAAAACCGCGTAATCGGCTCCGCCAGTACCCGTGAATAGATTGTCGCCATTCCAATTCGCATTGGGGCGAAGTGTGTATTCAGCCATTATTTAGCCGCCAATTCCTTAGCCAAGATTGCAAAAGTTTCTTGAATCTTATCGGTAATCATCTTAATCTGTTCATCAGTATCTTTTGCTCCAGCGGTACTGATATTGATTTGGAAAGCGCCCTGCTGGATATACTGGTTTGTTCCGCTGCCGCGAGTAGTTAAATCACCCTGTAGGGAAGCGTACTTAGCCTCTGCGTTAGCAATAAGACCACCATAGGCAGCCTGAGCGCCCATCTGACCAATAGCCGCACCAGAATAAGTAATGGCTTTCTGCAAGGCGTTAATCTGGGCAATGTTTGACTTTGCATCGCCAGTAAGAATTGAAGAAGCCAACTGAGCGCCCTTTATCGGACCAGCCTCAATGATGTCCTTGAGCGCTGAGGCATCAAGTTCCAGGGATTGAAGTTGCTGAATTTGACTTGCGAATTGAAGGCTCTTGTTCAATCTTTGGTTCATATTATCAATCAAAGATTTAGCCTTTGGAATAAATCCGTCTGGCAACTCAATGCTCTTGAGACCAGCAAAACCAACGATGGTGTCCTTCAGACTGTCAGCAAAGTCTCGGGCTGCATTTCTCAGGTCATCAAGAACTCCCTTGATTGAGTCAATCGCAGAACGCATTGCCTCTTTTACTGCATCAAGTTTCTTTTGCTGAGCCTCAAGCGCTTCAGCATTTTTGTCATCATCCATGAGTCCTGGGAGTGAAAATTCTTTTTTAAGGTCTGCAAGAATATCTCCAAAACCAAGACCAGTTTTAAGACTCTTAACTAGACCGCCTATCCAATCACCCATTTTTCCAGCAAAATCTTCATTGGTAAAAGATTCAACTGTTGCTGCTGTTGATAAAAGCCAATCGGAGGCAGCGTTAGCGCCATTCGATACAACCTTCATAACAGTCTTAAAAATGTCTTTATCTTTTACATTCTGAAGCAACTCAATAGTGTTACCTAATACCTCAGAGGCTTTTTCTGCTCCATCTACAATGCCGCCAAGAATTTTGTCCCCATCAACATTCTGAGCGAACTCAGTTGCGGTTTTAGCAAAACCAAGCATTTTATTGGCAATCTTAGATAATGTGCCTTCAGCGCCAGTCTCATAGTTACCCCAACTTAATGAGGCACCAATGACAGTTTGACTTACCTTTGTAATTAAACCGTTAATTTTATCTACGCCATTAGCCACATCTTTTGTCATACCAGAAACAGCAGAAGTATTATCGAACTTAGCCACTTCTTCTTTTGTTCCTCGAAGTGAGGCTTCTAACTGTGCAAGTTTGGCAATCAGTCCGTCTGGTACTAACAAGTCTGGCAGAGCGCGAGCCTTCTCAAGTATCCACGCAATAAAATCAGCGAACTTGCCTTTCATCCATTTTACAACTCCACCAATCATTTCGCCAATTTTGCTAAAGATTCCTCCAATGAGTTCTCCAGCCTTGGAAATAATTTCGGTAATTTTTGCCCATTGCTCGCCAATAAATTCTTTAGCGACCTTAAACCAATGAATTAGCGTTGCAATACCCTTTAATACATTCGCAAAAACAGTCAAGATGTAAGTAATTGCTGCTCCAATATAACGAGCAATAAACTCAAAAATGCTTCCAATTAACTTGGCAAAAGCAGCGTGTTCTTTAACTAAGGATATAAAGGCATCAATCCAGAACTTATAGAACTTAATATAGGAAATAACAGCGAACAAAATAACATCAAGCATGAACTCATAAACCGTTGCAATGAAGTTTCCAAGTGCGCCATTTGTATCCATCACATAAGCAACTGCCTTGAGCCAATAGGCAAGACCTCTCATAATAAAAGCAACTGCTTTACCAATAACTTTGGCAACAAAATTTATAGCCTCTGTTACCACTTCTCTAAATGTTTCGCTGTTCTTGTATGCAATTACAAAACCAATAACCAGGGCTGCGATGGCTGCAACAATTCCAAAAGTAATTGCGGCAGTAGGAACCATTGCTGTGTTCAATGCGGCGGTGGCACCTGTAAGGCTGGCTGTTGCCGCTGTTGCCGCTGTCTCTGCTGCTGCCAACTGAGTCTGTGCTATGGCGAGCGCTGATGCTGCAACCGCGCCGCCGCCAAGGGCTACATTCAATGCAGCCTGTTGAACTGCTGCCTGAGCCGTTAAAACATTGTGGGTGGTCTGCTGTACATTCGCCTGAGCCTGGCTAACGGCTGCTCTTGCATTAGCGATTGCTTGAGCATTTGTGATTTTTGCATGAGCCGCAGAGATAATTGCGGAAACTTTTGTTATTGCTAATTGTGCAAGAGTTACAGCCTTATAGCCTAGATAAGATGCTATGAGTACACCTAAAACATATTTAATGCCGTTGAGAACTACTTTATGTTCCGACAAGAAACCTGTAGTAGCCTTAATTACCGTTGCGAATCCGCTAATAGCCTTAGCGACAATCGCAACTCCATATCCCATTGCAACAGCGAACGCTTTTCCAACTGCTACAACAAGACTGACTAAAGGTGAAAGAGCGCTAAACAATTTATTTATTGCATCTTTGACTTGGTTTGATGTTAAGTAAAGAGTGGTAAGACCAATAACAATAATTCCTATTGGACCAGCCAACATTCCAAGGACGGAGCCTAAAACTGGGATTGAAGCAAAAACGCGAGCGCCAGCAAAAGTAGCGAACATAGCCATGAGAGAAGCAAGGGCTGGCAAGACGAACTCAATTTTTGTAGCAAGATTCTTTACTGCATCTCCTACTGGGTCAAAGTTTGCTTTAACTTCACCAGCCGCTTCAGTCACCTTAGTCATACCATCAAGCATTGTTTTTAAGTATTTTAGAAAGCCGACAATCGGTGCAGTAACTTTGATGACTACTTGCTTAACCGCCTCAATACCAACCTGGAAGGCAACGCTGCTATCAAGAGCCTTAGAAAATGATTTTACCAACTCATACATGTGGAAAACGATTGGACCAATACCCTTGAGAAGCATATTTCCCATGGATATTTGAATGTTGTTAATCATGCGAGGGAAAGAACGAAGTACCTTTCCAGGACTTTGCATTGCAGCATCGTAAGCGCCAGCCACATTTGTAGCCTCTTGAAGCGCTCCCGTAAGAACTGCTTGTTGTTTTTCTTGATAAGTTAAAGCAGCCGCAGATTTTCCAAGAGTTTTTGCATAATCTTCATACATCTGACCAGCAGATTTTTGAATACCAACTGATTTAAGAACTTCACTTCGACCCGTAATAACTGCATGGGTAAGCATATTGAATGTTTCGGTAGAGTTCTTTGCACCAACAATCGCAAAGTCTTGAGCGGCTTTCGCTAAAAGCGATGCCTTACTCATATCTAAATGGTTTTGTGCAAATTTAATAGCGGCTTGAGATGCAACTTCCATCTCAATACCTTCATTTTTAATTCCAATGGCTGTATCTTTAATTGCTTTATAGCCAAGTTTGGTAGATTTACCAATGGCATCCATCGCATAATCTAATTCTTCGATACGAGCGGCAGCCATAAATGACTGGGTACCGAAAGCGATGATTGCAGTAGAGAGCGCCGCGGAAGCAACTCCGATTCCCGTCATTGCTCCGCGAAGCGCATCACTCTTTTGTGCGAACTGCTCCATCGAAGCAGATGCTTGCTGCATCCCCTTCGTGAACTGTGCGGTTTCAGCGGTGAGCCGAGCGCGAACTTCCATTGTTGGAACTTCTGCCATTATCGCCTCGCTTTCGCTCTACGCTCTGCCTTCTCTTGCTCTTTTGCCTTGAGAGTCCATAACGCAGTCCACTCAGTTAATTCCATGCTAGTTAGGGGGCGGTGTGCTGGACTCCCGTAAAGAAGTTCAGCCACCGTCCGACCTAGTTTTTCTGCTATTTCAAAAAGGATTCTTCGCTCAGGATTCTTTAGGAAATCGTGCCTGTGCTTCATCTACCGCCTTGTCAGTCAGACCAGATGAACCGAGAGCCTTGGTTGCAAGGCGTTCGATTACTGCGCCATTCTTTGAAAGGATGGCTTCCTTATCCTGGTCTGTAAAGACTGGTAGACCTGATTCTGGGTCGTAGACAGTTGCAATAACTGTCAATGCGTACATCTTGGCAACATCTGTTTTTTCACCATTTGATGCACCCTCGCCCAGTTTGGCGCGTTCTGCCGCTGTCATTGAGCGAACCTCTACGGTTACTCCCCACTCTGGAACTTCTACAAGTTCCTTTGTGATGTCATCGGCACTAAAGATTGTTTCTTTGAGACTCATTCATTTCTCCTTGGGACACTAGGTTGGTCACGATTTATTTAGTTGTATTGTTATTAAATTATGCTGAATAAGTACCGCGTGTTACGGCACCTGTTACCTGGAACTCTGCTGAGTATGTCACGACATCTCCGACAGCGCCAGACTTCTCGTAAGAAGTCATAATGCACTCGCCTGTGTACTTGACCTGACCATTGGTTGAACCTTCTGGACCGTACTCAAATGAGAGTGTTGCAGCCTGACCAAGAACGCCAGCAAGGTGAGCATCAACTGTTGCATCGAAGTTACCTGATGCTGAAACGGTTGAGTCTGACAAGCCGACAATGTATGTCTTAGCGCTTGAGCCGAATGAAGTTGTCTCAGCCGTCTCAATGGTTTGAGGGAATGAAACATCTGTGAGTGTGTTTGAAATATCGGTAAGTGAGCCAGCCGCATTGTCTACCTTGAATACGGTGGACTTACCATGACGAAATGTAGGCATTTATTATCTCCTTGAAAAAGCCACGATTGGGGTGGCGCTACCTGTTGAACCTGCAACCGTGTAGTTCACGCGCAGGTATCTTGCTACTGATGTTCCATCCGCAACTTCAATTCGAGCAGATGTTTTCTGCGCTGATGTAACTGCGGTGAATGTCACCAAATCCGTAAATGTTGAGTTGTCGGCTGACTGCTGAACCTTCACGGTGATATTTCCGTTCCGTGTATTTACTGGAACGGAAAGATATGCAACTCCACCATTGGCTGATGAAGCGCCATTGTCCACGCTTGTACCGTTACCAGTTGCGCTGACGGCTGCGCCAGAGGACAAAATGACCCCATGCTCAACACCTTCAGAAGATTGGAACTCGGCACTTGCCTGGACAACATCTGCGATTGCTCCTGATACCTCGTAAGAAGTGGCATCGGACTCAAGCATCACGGCGCGAGAGCCGTTAGCGTGACCTTCGGTTGCAACAATAACTTTTTGCTTTGTTGCTGCTCCGAGAATTGTTGCGAAATAATCATCGGTACCTGTATCGGCAGTTCCTTCAAAAAGACCTGATAGCGATACGGTTCCATCTTTGAGACCAGGGATGTACTCCTTGGCACTTGAGCCGAATGTGCTTGTCTCGGCTGTCTCAACCATTGTTGATGCACTTACATCATTAAAATATGATGAGAAATCGAACTCATCTACAAAGACTTTTACATTTTTACCGTGGCGAAATGTAGGCATTATTCATCCTCATCTGTGGTTGCTGGGGCTTCTTCTTCAATTACCTCAGCCTCAACTGGAGCCTCAACTACAGGTTCGATGATTGGTTCTGGCTTTGGTTCTTCAACTTTCTTTGCTGGCTTAGAGGAATCCTCAATAGCGCCAGACTCAAGTAGCCACTTAATTGATGTGGCTGGTAAATCTTCTACGACATCGCCAATTTCGGCGCGTTTATTTGGTGGGTAATCAATACCCTGAAGTACGCGGTACTTAGCCATTTCTTCCTCCTTGACGGCGCATGGGTAGCCCAAGTACACCGTCTAAGGTCACACGGACACGGAGGTAAGACGACTAACTCGGGCGACTAGCGCACATTAAGGAAAGTGTATCAGGCTCAAATTATGAGACTTTAGCCTCTACATATTCTGAACTCACAAAGACTTTTTCGCCTGATTCAACCACGATTCCAACACGCTTCAATACAGATTCGCCATTCCAGGTCTCATAGCCAAGCCAAAAGATTTCACCTTCTGTACCTTTTGCTACTTTGCGACCCTTGACGACCACAACTTTTTGACCCTTAACAATTTGACCCTCGGCTAACTGGCGCTTGAGAGTTTCTTGATACTTAACAATTTCTCTTTCATCACATTCGTGAACTGGATAGATAGCCTTGCCTCTTGCTGTGTAGTCAGCGTACTGACTAGAGACAATCTCAATACTTGCAATGTAGAACTTGCCACTTTTAGATTCGCACTTGACAACTGAGCGCCCACACTTGAAGCAAGGTTTTGCACTCTCGACAGGTCTTGCCATTTCTATCCCCTTTCGTTACACCGTAATTATATCATACCCCAGTTAATAATCAATGGGTTTTATGGTATCTGCACTTCCACTTTTTTCCCTGCTCTGGGAGTTGCTCTTCGATTTGAGCAAAGACTTTGTGGGCTGCTTTGTGGGCGTAGGAATCTATGTCCTCGCTACTATCTTGATATTCGAGGCTCCAGAATTCTGCTCTGTAAATTGCCTCGCTCCTCAAGAGCAAAGCCTCTTTTTCTGAAAGTTCGAGTTGAATCGAGAATCCGACTTTTCCACTTTTCTTTCGTGGAGCCTTTTCGATTTTCTCGATGAGGCTAATGAACTCGAATTCCTCGACACCATTGATGGCACCTTGATAAAGGTCCTCGGATGCTGGTTGCCAATCCTCGATAAATTTACCGCTGACTTTGACGGAGACGATTTTTCCCATTTCTCCCCCCTCTCTAAATCTATTATATCACACGGGGGTTAATAATGCAAGAATAAGAAAACCCCTTGGCGCTTCCCCGTCACCAAAGGGCTTTCTTAAATCTGAACTTATCACGAACTTTCTCGGCGAGCGCGTTCCTCTCGAATCATGGCGAGTGTTAAAAAATATCCGATGCCGTCTACAACTGTGTCGGGCTTAGTGATATGGGCTTCTCTAGCAATCTTAACTCCGACCATGCAAAGGCTTACC